ATCAAGAAGGGAATCAAGAAGGGAATCAAGAAGGGAATCAAGAAGGGAATCAAGAAGGGAATCAGTCCTCTTCTGACGCTGTTGCCAGTACGCTGAAAGCCGCTGGGCTGAACATGGACGACTTCACGGCGGAGTTCACCGAAACCGGCACTCTGTCCGAGGAGTCCTTCCAGAAACTTGAGAAGGCTGGATTCCCCCGGCCCTTAGTCGAGCAGTACCTCGCCGGTGCGAAGGTCAATGTAACCATCGCCAAGGAACAGGAAGCCGAGATTAAAGGAACCGTAGGTGGACCTGAAGCCTACAAGAACCTTACTCAATGGGCGGCTGATAACCTGAATGCGGATGAAATCGAAGCCTACAACAGCATCATGGCTTCAGGTGACATCAAGGCCATCAAGTTCGCCGTCGCTGGTCTGAAGGCCCGATACGACGCACAAGCCGAGCCGAACTTGATCCGAGGCAACGCTCGCCCCACTACTACCAAGACTGACGTCTTCCGCTCCGCTGCTGAGGTCGTCGCCGCCATGAAGGATTCCCGCTACGGGAAAGATCCTGCCTACACTCGTGACGTCGAGATGAAACTCGCTCGTTCCGACGTCTTCTGATCAACCATTAAAATCTCATGGAGGTATGATGCCCTTCATCGAATGGATCACCGCCAACGGTGATGCCATCGCCACCGCTTTGCTTGCGATCCATGCCGCCGCGATTGCCATCGTCAACCTGACGCCCACGCCGAAGGACGATGAGATTATGGCCAAGCTCTACAAGCCCATCGAGTGGTTGGCTGGCATCCTGACCAAGAAGGTCAAGGAGTAGGGATGAATGGAGTCCTCAAGCTCATCACACTCCTGGCTGACCTCCTCACCTTCCTGGTCGAGGCATTCCGGAAGGAGAAGGCTCAAGCATCTGCTGATCGTATTGATGCTGATCCTGCTGGTGAGTTCTTGCGCCGTTTCAAACGCACCCCGGACTCCAATTCCAGTTCCAAACCTTCCTAGTGCCTGGGTGAATGACCAGGGCGGCATCTGCCTGGACAAGGATGATACTGCCCGTCTCCTTCACTACCTCGACCAACTACAACACCAATAACCTCACAAAACTCACAACAGGAGATATACTCTATGGCTGATGCTATCCGTTCTAACCCCGGTTGGATCAATGGCGTGGGTGGCACTTACGAGCAGGACAACGCTATGTTCCTTAAGGTCTTCACTGGTGAAGTCCTTACCGCCTTCGACGAGACCAACGTCATGAAGGATCTGCATCGTGTGCGTACCATCGCTCACGGTAAGTCTGCCCGGTTCGTGGTGATGGGTAAGGCTGCTGCCCGTTACCATACCCCCGGTACGCCGGTCCTTGGTTCCAACCAGATCAAGCAGCATGAGCGTATCATCAACATCGATGACCTGCTCCTGGCTGATGTGTTCATCTATGACCTGGACGACGCGAAGAACCACTTCGATGTTCGCCAGGAGTACAGCAAGCAGCTTGGTGCTGCCCTGGCCCGTGCCTTCGACCAGAAGACCATGCGTGTGGGCATCCTGGCTGCTCGTTCCGCTGGCCTGATCGACGACGAACCTGGGGGCACGGTTCTGAAGAACACCTCCGCTCACACGGACGGTGATATCCTGGCGTCCCTGATCTTCAAGTGCGCCCAGAGCTGGGATGAGAAGGATGTCCCGGACATGGATCGCTGCGTCATCGTGAAGCCTGCCCAGTACTACCTACTGGCCGAAACCACCAAGGTCATCAACCGTGACTGGGGCGGCTCCGGTGTGTACGCTGATGGTACGGTCTTGAAGGTGGCTGGCGTTCAGATCGTGAAGTCCAACAACGTGCCCACTGGCGTGGTCTCCGCTGTGCCCGGTGAGAACAACACCTACAGCGGTGACTTCACCAACACCGTTGCTGTGGCCCTCCAGAAGGAAGCCATCGGCACAGTGAAGCTGAAGGATCTGGCCGTCCAGAAGTCCGGTGCTGACTTCAACGTCATGTACCAGGGCACTTTGATGGTGGCGAAATACGCTATGGGTCACGGTATCCTGCGCCCGGCCTGCGCCATCGAGATCAGCAACGCCGTTTAAACATTCCTACAGGGAGGTCGTCCGGTCATCCGGGTGGCCTCCCTTTTTTTCGATTTTCCATAATGAAACGGAGGATTTACAGGAATGTCTTCCCTGATGCTCACGACGCCTACCACTGAACTGGAGGCCGTCAACACTATCCTTTCGTCCATCGGGGAGTCTCCGATAAACTCCCTCAATGAGCAGCCCACCCACGACGTCGTTCTGGCTATCAACACGCTCAAAGAGGTGTCCACGGAAGTACAGACGGAAGGGTGGAACTGGAACACGGAAGATGACTATCCACTGGTCCCGAACCTGGACAACGAGATCGTCCTCCCCACGAACACGGTGCGGGTCCACTTCAGGGACTCCTTCAACCCGCTCGATGTGGTCCTGCGTGGTCAGCGGCTCTATGACCGAGCCAACCACACCTACAAGTTCACCGAGACCTTGTACGCCACAATCACCTTCCTTCTACCTTTTGAGGAACTTCCGGAGACTGCACGGCGGTACATCGTGATTCGAGCTGCACGTCTGTTCCAGGACCGTGCCGTAGGTGCCGTTAGTCTCCATGACTTCCTGCTCCAAGATGAAGCCCGTGCCAGAGCTGCCCTCATGGCCGAGGAGCGGATGCAGGATCGTCCGAACATCCTCTCCGGTACGGCCCAACGACTGACCGGCTGGCGTCCTCTTGACGTCCTGAGGAGGTGGTAATGGCTAGAGGCGCATTTGTATCAACCTCCATCCCGAACCTGATCAATGGTGTCTCCCAGCAGCCATACACCATTCGCCTCCCCACGCAGGCCGAGGAGGTGGTGAACTGCTATCCCAGCGTGGTTGAGTTCCTGAAACGCCGCCAGGCAACCAAGCACCTCACCAAGCTGGTGACCGGGGAGGTGACCAAAGGTTTCACCCATCTGATCAACCGGGATGAGAACGAGCAGTACATCTTGTTGATCACAGATGGAGACCTGAAGGTCTTCGATCTGGATGGTGTCCAGAAGACAGTCAGCTTCCCTGATGGGAAGGACTACCTCAACACCACTGACCCAAACACGAAGATATCCACACTAACCATCAACGACTACACCTTCATTCTGAACAAGACCAAGACGGTACAGATGAGCCCGGACCTCACGCACGACCGTGGGCCGGAAGCCATTATCTTCATCAAGCAGGCCAGCTACGGGACGACCTACAAGATCGAGGTGAATGGAATCTCTTGGTCCGTTACCACACCTACCCAGACCACAGAACTGGTGCAATCCACGAACATTGCTGTCAACCTCGCGAGCCAGATGCAGGCGGCTATTGGAAGTGATTTTAATATCTCTCTGTCTCACTCCACCATCTGGATACAGCGAAAAGATGGATGGGATTTTCAAGTTAGAGCTGAAGATTCCCGCTCCAACACGCACATGGTTTGCATCAAAGGTAAGGTTCAGAGGTTCTCTGATCTTCCTATCGTAGCCCCCAAGGATTTCGTGGTTGAGGTTGAAGGTGATGCTTCAAGTTCCTTCGACAACTACTATGTCAAGTTTGCCCCGAACAACCCGAACGCAACCTTCGACAATGGCGTCTGGCTGGAGACAGTGAAGCAGGGTATCAAGCACCAGTTCGACGCCACCACGATGCCTCACGCCTTGATCCGACAGGCTGACGGGACGTTCGTCTTCAAAAAGCTCGACTGGACCTCCAGAATCTGCGGGGATGAGGATAGTGCCCCGGAGCCTTCCTTCGTGGGGCGTCCGATCGATAACATCTTCTTCTACAAGAACCGGCTGGCGTTCCTCTCCAGGGAGAACGTCATCATGTCGTCTGTTGGCGAGTTCTTCACGTTCTGGCCCAAGACGGTGACCACGATGGTGGACTCCGACCCAGTTGACGTCGCGGCCAGCCACACCAAGGTCTCTGCTTTGGAACATGCCACCCCGTTCTCTGGTGGTCTCATCCTGTTCTCCGAGACAACCCAGTTCTCGTTGCAGCATGATGACGTCCTGTCCAACTCCACTGTGGCCGTGAAGCCTATCACGGAGTTCTCTGCATCGATGCTGGCTGCTCCGGTATCGGCGGGGCGCACGGTCTTCTTCGCCACTGACCGTGGCAAGTATGGTGGCGTCCGTGAATACTACGCCATGCCTGACACCGATACCAACGATGCCGCCGACATTTCCGCTCATGTGCCGCAGTACATCGGCGGGAAGATCTTCAAGTTGGTGAGTTCCCCGAACGAGGACGTCCTCTTTGTCCTCTGTGAGAACACCCCGAACGAGGTCTTCGTATACAAGTACTTCTGGCATAACAACGACAAGATACAGTCTGCTTGGTCCAAGTGGGTCTTCGCCGGTAAGGTAGTCAGCATGACTGTGATGAACACCGTGGTCCATCTACTGATCCAATACCCGGACGGCTTGTACCTAGAACGCCTGAACATCGAGTCAGGATACGTTGACCAGGACGGCATCCTTGAGTTCAAAATGGATCGGAAGATTGATGAGACTGAAGTCCTTGGTATCTCCTATGATGGTACCCTGAACACTTCAACCATCACCCTTCCCTACCTGCTCTATCCTGGTATGGAGCCTGTGATCATCTCAAGGGACGGTGGGCACGATCCTGCTGGTGTCCTCTTTGAGATACTGGCCGAGGATCGTACCGGTGGGAAGAACACCATCACAATCCTGAACCAGGACATGCGTGGTCGGAAGTTCTACATCGGTATCAAGTACCTCTCCAGGTACGTCTTCTCCAGGCAGAACCTCCGGGAATCCAATCAGGGAGGCCAAGCGGCCATCCTTGAGGGACGGCTTCAGCTCCGGTCTATGAGGGTGAACTTCCATGAGACCGGGTACTTTGAGGCTGTGGTCACACCGAGAGGTCGAGCCGCCAGCGTCTACCCGTTCTCTGGTCGTGTCCTGGGAACGGTCTCTGCCGTCCTTGGAGAGATCAACCTTCACACCGGCTCGATGACCATCCCGATTCTCTCCAAGAACGATCAGGTGGACATCGAGATCCGATCCGATTCCCCACTCCCGTTCAACCTCGTATCGGCTGAGTGGGAGGGCTTCTACAACTCCAGGAGTACCCGTCTATGATCCACTGTCCCTACGTCAGGGAGAGTGTAGCCGAGGATCTTGTCTACCTTGAACCCAGACTACGGGACGTAGATAAACGTGAAATCAGGGACGTCACAGGGCTTGAACCTATGGAGTCCCTTTCTCTTGGCTACAAGATCTCCAAACCATGCTTCACCCTTCTAGCTCCCAAGACAGGTGACCCGTTCGCCATCCTGGGAGTGGTCCCTGAACAACAATTCCCAGAGATGGGGACGATCTGGATGCACTGCACCAACGATCTCCCCTCCTTCTCATTCCTTCGATACGCCAAGACGGTCCTCTATGACATCATCGGAGGGCAGTATGGCTACGAAGTTGTCAGTAATTATGTCGATGCGCGAAACGAAGTGCATGTCCGATGGCTCCGATGGATGGGCGCAAAGCTCCTCGATGTGGTTCATATCGAAGGTAGTGGAGTCCCTGTCCATCCCTTCATCATCAATTTAGAAAGGAGGCTACCTGTATGTGCGGAGTAGCTGAAGCAGGTTTAGCTCTTGCAATCGCTTCTACTATTGCCAGCACCTATGC